CGACCGGAAACGGTGGGCCGCTGCGAATCCGGCTCTGGGGCGCCGCATCTTGGCTTCGACCATTGAAGGCGAATGCGAACAGATGGATCCGGAGCGGTTTGCCCGGGAACGTCTGGGCTGGTGGACGCCTGTTCTCACGGAGCAGGTAGATTTCGCAATTGACCAACAAGCTTGGGACGCCTGCGCCTCAGATGACCTCAAGCCGGAAGGCAAAACCGCTTACGGTGTCAAGTTTTCAGCCGATGCTTCTGAGGTCTGTCTCTGTGGCGCAGTGTGTCCGCCTGACGGTCCTGCCCGGATCTCGCTGATTGAACGGCAGCCGTCCGGGCGCGGCATCCGCTGGCTTGCTGACTGGCTGAACCAGCGAGCCACGAAAGCGTGCTGCGTAGTTGTAGACGGTCGAAACGGCGTAGATTTGCTGATCGACCGCATTCACGATACATGGAAATTCAAAGATTCTGTCATTCGACCGGGCACGCGGGACGTGATCGCGGCGGCTTCCCTGCTGACGACAGAGCTGACGGAGCAGACGGTGACCTGGTACAGCCAGCAGGCCGCGCTTCGGGACAGCGCCGTGAACGCAGTGAAACGCCCGATTTCCGGAGGCTGGGGCTTCGGCGGAGACAACTCAACACCGATCGAGGCCGCGGCTTTGGCCCTTTGGGGCTGCCGAAACAGCAAACGCGACCCGAGCAGGAAAATGAGGGTGGGATAAATGAGCAAACGATATCTTGACGCGCAGATCTGCGACGCCGCCGGCCTGCGCAAGGAAGACGCCGCTCTGATGCGGGAGCTCCTCCGGGAGTACGATTCGCACCAGAAGAAGAACGCGTTGAAGCGGCGTTATTATGACGGGCACATCCCGCTGAGGGAGGTTAATCTCGGCTTGGCTCTCCCAAAAGACCTTCAGGGCCTGGAGATGGACTGCAGCTGGGGTGGCAAAGCCGTGGACGTCCTGGCGGCCCGCAGCCGGTTCGACGGATTCGTCGGACGGGACGGACAGAGCGTCGATGCCCTTGACCGGATTATGTCGGACAACCGGCTGAAATCGGAGTACCCGAAGGCGGTCCGGCAGGAGCTGACATACGGTTGTACCTTCGCGACACTGTCCGCGGACGACGAGATCGGCTGCCGGATCCGATTCCATTCTCCGGAGGACGCGGCTGCGCTCTGGGACGGCGTGAAAGGCCGGATCGGCGCGGGTTTTGCCTGCATTGACTCGGAAGACGATGGCACCGGGCGCCGGGTCTCGCTGGTGAATCTCTACACAGACGAGACCGTGGTCGTACTGCGCAGATTTGGTGAACGCTGGACAGCAGAATACCACGAAAACAGCGTGGGCCGGGCGCTTATGGAGCCGCTGACCTACAACGCCACGGCCCGGAAGCCCTTCGGACGCGCTCGGTTGAAAGCGCCGGTGCGGCGTTTGATTCAAAGCTATGTACGCACGATCTGCAACGCCACCATTGGTCTGGAGTTCTCCACCGCGCCCCAGAAGTACCTCATGGGCGTGACGGACGACCAGTACGATGTTCTCGTGAGCGACAAGTTCCGTGCCTACGTCGGTTCCCTCATCGCCTCGACGGTGAACCCGGAAACCGGCGAAAAACCAACCTTTGGCCAACTGAGCCAGGGCACAATCGAGCCCCATGTGCAGATGATGCGGCTGATCTCCGTGCAGTTCGCCGCGGCGACTGGTCTGAGTGTGACGGACGTGGGTCTGACCAATGACTCCAACCCCACTAGCGCGGACGCCATCGAGGCGCAGACCAAGGCGCTCAGCCTGGAGGCCGAGCAGCTGAACGAGTCCAACGGCGACGCCCTGGTGCAGATCGCCCTGATGGCCCAGGCCCTGGCGGAACACAAGCCCATCAGCGAGTTGGACGATGACGCGCGCAACATCGTGGCGCAATTCAAGAACCCGACCATGAGCAGTCTCAGCGCTCAGGCCGACGCGGCGATGAAGATTGCGTCGATGCGGCAGGGATTTGCACAGACCGACGTCTTCATGGAAATGGTGGGCTTTGGCCAGGCGGACATTCGACGCATCCGGGCGCAGGAATCGAAAGCCCGCGGTCTGCAACTGTTGACGGAGGAATTCGACGATGCAGATTCGGGAAGCTGACTGGCAGAGATACATCCGGAGGCTTTCCGCCATCGACAGACGGGCAGCAGAACGGATGCAGGCATGGCTGGAGCGTAATCCGAATGCAGAGCGCAGCGCCATGCTGAATTACGCCTACAACCTCTCTTCGGTTTTTGGCGAGGCGGCTTGCGCGCTTGCCTGCGAGATGTACGACTCCGTTGCAATTGCTCAGGGCGCGGTCGTCCAGCCAGCAGCAGCAGCGGAGACGGCAACCTTCCCAGAAGTGGCGAAGGCCGTGAACGGCACGCTCTTGAACATGCACAGCACCGTGCCACAGACCGTGAGCCGCCTGGTGAAACAAGCCGGCGCGGACACCATGCTCCACAACGCCATCCGAGACGGCGCGGAATGGGCATGGATTCCGAGCGGTGATACCTGCGCGTTTTGTATCATGCTGGCTTCCAACGGCTGGCAGCGGCAGGGCAGAAAGGCCTCCAGAGGGCAGCACGCGGAGCACATTCACGCCAACTGTGATTGCACCTATGCCGTGCGGTTTGACGGCGTGAGCGGCGTCCAGGGCTATGACCCGGAGCGCTATCTGGAAACCTACAACGACGCCGAGGGAAAGACCTGGCGCGAGAAACTCAACTCAATGCGGCGGGATCAGTACGCCGAGGAACATCCGGGCGGAGAATGATCCGCCCGTCCTGCGGGTGTGGTGCAACGGCAGCACGCCGGCCTTCCAAGCCGGAAATGCGGGTTCGATTCCCGCGATCCGCTCCAGGTTCATCTCTTTTTTTCATAGTGACGAACCTCCTTTCTGCTCCACGGCGGCTGGCCCGGGCACGTTTTTTGGTTGTTTTTGGCGTGGCCAGGGTCGCGGGCATAGTAAGCCGTGCCGGTGAAAATCCGGCTCAATTGTATGGAAAGCGCGTGAAACCGCGCTCTTTTCATAAAATCACACGCCGTAAGGCGGAATACGCGAAAGCGGAGGAAACATCATGGAAACTGTGAAACAGGACAATCCGAATCAGGGCGCGAATGCTCCCGAACAGACCTTCACGCAGGCACAGGTCAACGCCATCGTCGCGGAGCGGCTAAGCAGAGACCGGGCCCGGTATGCGGACTACGAGACCCTGAAAGAGAAAGCGGCGGCTTATGACGCCGCGGAGGAAGCCAGCAAGAGCGAACTGCAGAAAGCGCAGGACGCCGCGGCAAAAGCCCAGGCAGAGCTGGACGCTCTGAAGCGGGCCAACGCGGTGCGTGCCATGCGCGAACAGGCCGCGAAGGACGCCGGTTTGAGCACGGATATGATCGAATTTTTGACCGGCTCGGATGCGGAAGCGTGCGCGGCCCAGGCAAAAAAACTCGCGGAGCGCATCAAGCCGACAGGCTTCCCCAATGTAAAGGACGCGGGCGAAACGCGGACGCCCGGCGTCACGAAGGCCGACATTCTCGCAATCTCAAACGAGCGGGAGCGGCTGAAAGCAATCCGCGAACACATCGATCTATTTGAGGAGTGAAAATCTAATGGCAAACGAGATCCTTGCTCTGGCCGCGAAGGCCCAGGACATCAACTTCGTAACGAAATTCGAATCCGATCTGCACAACCTGCTGGCCGTTTTGGGCAAGAGCGAAGTCCAGGTCATGGCCCCCGGCAGCGCGTTCAAGATCTACAACACCTCCGGCACGCTGAGCGCTACCACCGTCGCTGAGAAGGGCCTGATCCCCGACAGCGCCATCACCACCGACAACGGCACCGTGGTCGAGCTGACCTACAAGAAGTACCGCAACCTCACCAGCATCGAGAAGATCGGTAAGATCGGCTTCGATCCGGCTGTGGGCGCTTCCAACGACGCCCTGCTCAAGCTCATCCAGAAGGCCGTCCGCACCACCATCTACACCGGCATCGCTACCGGCACCGGCACCGCCAGCGGTGCGGGCTGGACGTTCCAGCAGAAGGTCGCCGGCGCTGCCGCGGCTCTGGCCGTCAAGTTCGAGGACGAGGCCTACACCCCCGTCTTCTTCGCCAACCCTGCCGACGCCTACGGTTATCTCGGCGCTGCCAACATCACCGTTCAGCAGGCCTCCGGTCTGTCCTATCTGGCCAGCTTTATGGGCATCGGCAATGTGATCCTGGACAGCAACGTGGCTTCCGGCACCGTCATCGGCACCGCCGTCGAGAACCTGGAGATCGTCGCGGCCAACGTCGCCGAGATCCCCGGCATGGACATGACCATGGACCGAAGCGGCATCATCGGCGTCCACACCGGTGCTCTGTACGAGAACGGCGCCATCCAGACCGTGGCCTACTGCGGCCTGGCCGTCAAGCCCGTGTTCCTCGACCGCATTGTCAAGGCCACCGCCAGCGCCTGATGAAGACGTTGACGGTCATCCGGACGTTCACCGACGCGCGTGAGGACGTGCTCCGTAACATCGGGGACGTCTTCCGCGCAGAGGACGAGCGCGCCGAACAGCTAGAGCGACTCGGCTTCGTCACCGCGGAACCTGAGGAGCCGAAAACGCCCGCGCCGAAGCGGCAGCGGGCAAAGAAAGCGAAGGAGTGATCCCCATGGCGGCATACGCTACCATTTCTGACGTCGCTGCCGGTTTCCGGGAGCTGGGCGCGGACGAAGAAAGCCGCGCTGCGCAGCTGCTGGAGGAGGCCGGCGTCCTGATCGACGCCATGGCCGCAAAAGCATCGGACGATGCCAAGCGGGTGGTCTCCTGCCGGATGGTTCGCCGGGCGCTGGGGGCCGGAGACGATACCACCATGGTCTCCGCCCCCATGGGCTCAACCCAGGGCAGCATGGCCGCCGGCGGCTACAGCCAGAGCTGGACGATCGGCGGAGGCGGCGCAGCCGGTGAGCTCTATCTCGGCCGGACGGAGAAGCTGCTGCTTGGCATCGGGAACCGGATCGGGGCCCGCAGCCCGCTGGAGGGTGACGCCGATGATTAAAGGCATCACAGTCGTCCTCTACGAGCGCACCCAGACCGGCACGGACGCCTTCAACGCTCCGACCTACACCGAGACGCCGGTGGCGGTGAAAAACGTCCTGGTCTCCCCGGTAACTGACGAGGATGTAACCGACGCGTTGAACCTTTACGGGAAGCGGGCTGAATATGAGCTCTGCCTCCCGAAGGGCGACGCCCACGACTGGAAGGACTGCCGCGTGGATTTCCTCGGTCAGAGTTACCGGGTATTCGGCAAAGGCAAGCAGTGGATCGAGGAGAACGTCCCGGGGCCCTGGAACAAGAAAGTGCTGGTGGAAGCCTATGGCTAAAGTCAAGATCGTCCTGAACAGCGCCGGCGTGAAGGAGCTGCTGAACAGCCCGGAGATCCAGGGTGCGCTCATGGAGCAGGGCCAGCGGATCCAGGGCAGCGCCAACGGCATGGCCCAGAAGGACGGCGCCGAGTTCCACGCCGTTCCGGTGCAGACACCGGGCCGCGGCATCGTCCGCGTCAGCGCTGCCAACCGCCAGGGCGTCCGGGACAACCTGGAAAACAACACTTTGTTAAAGGCGCTGGGAACATGATCGAAAAAATCTTACTTGACCGTCTGAATGCCGTGCTGCCGGAGCCGGTGTACATGGAGGTGCCGCCCAATCCGGGCGACCGCTATTACGTCCTTGAGAAGACCGGCAGCACCATGACGGACGGCGTCTGCAGCGCCATGATCGCGCTGCAGAGCTATGCGCCGAGCCTCTATGAGGCGGCGCTGATGAACACTTCGGGGAAGGCTGCCATGCTGAACGCGGTGGTTTTGAACGCCGTGACGCAGGTGCGGCTCAACTCCGACTACAACTTCACGGACACGGCCAAGAAGCAGTACCGCTACCAGGCGGTGTTCGATGTCTACCATTATGAGGAGTGATTTCTATGTCCAGAGGCAATGCCGCAAACGTCACCACCGGAAAACCTGGAATCAACGGCGGCGTTTATATCGCCCCGCTGAATACCACCCTGCCCACCGACGCAAAAACCGCGCTTGACGCCGCTTTTGTCAACGCCGGCTACGTCAGCGAGGACGGCGTCACCAACACCCAGAGCAGAGAAACTGCGGAGATCAAAGAATGGGGCGGCCAGACCGTGGACACGCCCACCACCGGCTTTAACACCCAGTGGAAAATCAAGTACATCGAGGGCATGAATGTTTCCGTGCTGAAGCTGGTGAACGGCGATGACAACGTCAGCGAGGCCAGTGGCAAGGTCACCGTCACCGTGAACGGCACGGAGCTGGATGAGTACGTCATCGTTATCGACATGGCCTTCAAGGGCGGCAAGCTCAAGCGCGTGGTGCTCCCCAGAGCGAAGGTCACCGAGATCGGCGACATCGTCTACAAGGGCACCGACCCTGTGGCCTACGATACCACCATCAACGCTGCACCCGACAGTTCCGGAAACAACCAGTACGAGTATATCGAGTAAGGAGTGCAGGAAATGGACGAAAAGGCATCTGTGAAGGTCTGGAACGGCACCACAGACACCGGCTTTGATTTCACCGTGGAGCAGTC